AACCTCTTTGTTTTTGTACTCAGAGTTAAATTTAGAACCTTTATCAATGTTATAATAAGGTAAATTTAAAGAAGTAGATAAACCTTTGATTTCAGATGAAAATGCGATATACTGTCCATCGTGATAATAATACAATGGTAATCTACCAATAAAATCTCTACCTAATGTTAGATTATCTTCTTCCTTATCATAGAAGGCAAATGAAAACATACCCTCTAATTCATTCAACATCTGTTTAAGATTATCTTTGTATTCGATAATAAAATACAACAATAGTTCAGAATCAGATTTATCAGTTTTAAACTGATACTTTTTTCTCAAAGGTTTATCAAATTTATCAAAAGTAGATTTCCATAACTCACCATTAAAAGCAAGATAATATCTACCATCATCTGATATCAATGGTTGATTTGCTGATTCTGATAAATCTTGTATTGATAATCGGTTATGAGTCATATACATACCTGATTCGAATTGAAAAATAGAATTACCATCTGTTCCTCTATGAAACATTGATGTTAATCCATTTTTTACTTCACCGATATCTTTAAATACATTACCGCCTAAGATTCCACACATACATAACTATTTTTACTAATATACAACTTTTTTTTGATATATCCAAATTATAGAGGATTTAAGTACTGATGTTTCGGTTGTACTCCGATAAACCTTTTTACTTCACCACCACCATCTAACAATACAACCGTTGGAATATTTCTAACCCCATATTGTTGTGCTTTTTCATAATTTTCATCAACATCAATTTTTTCAACTTCAATTTTCATCGAAACTTCATTCATAATTGGTGCTAACGTTTTACATGGTTGACACCATTGTGCCGAAAAATACAGATACTTCATCTTCTTACTCCTTTTAATCTAATTCAACTTATAAAATTATCCATCACAACTAATACAATCAGGATTCATCGCCTGTTCTGCAATATCACCCCTAAGTACTGATTCAGTTCTTGTGTAGTACAAAGTTTTTACACCTTGTTTCCAAGCTTCCATATGAACCTGATTCATCCACTTTGGAGTAGCCTGTGATGGGAATGCGAGATTTAAAGATACGGATTGGTCTATGTATTGTTGTCTAACTCCGGCTTGTCTAACCAACTCTAACTGATTTATTTCTTTGAATGTTTTAAATACATCCTTTACACTATCACATTTATGTGTATCAATATCATCACCTTTTTCGGTTAGTTTACCATCACAAAATACCCAATTATCCAATTCGTTGATTCCTTGTACAGAACCACCATCGGCCAATATCTTATCCCAAGTTTCTTTTTTATTTATACCTACTTTACGAAGTACTTTTTCTAATTCTCTATTTTTTCTAATGAACGTACCTTTTGCGGTTTGTTCTGTAAATACGTTTGCCGCCCAAGGTTCTATACCAGGTGATACATTACCTGCCAACTTAGAGTTGGATACGGTTGGTGCAACGGCTCTTAGGTGAGTGTTTCTGAATCCACTATCTTTACACCACAATGGTTCACCTAATTCAGATGCCATATCTCTACTTGCTCTTTCTGATTCAATCTTTAGTTGTGAGAAAATTCTACGAGTTTCGAACTGAGCAGGAAGTGAATCAAATGGAATACCTTTTTGTTGTAGGTATGTATGCCATCCTAATACACCTAATCCTAATGCTCTACCTTTTTCTGCTGAACGTACTGCGTTTTCGAATCCTCTCATATTCTTAGCTCTTTGGATAAACTCTGATAGTACACCATCTAAGAACCAACTTGCAGTATAAATTAAATCAGTATGTTTCCACTCATCATACTTTGATAAGTTCAATGAAGATAAACAACAAACAAACGAATGTGATTCATCTGTATGTAATGTAATCTCAGAACAAATATTTGTCATAAATACTTTTAATCCATTATCCTTATACATTGGTGGATTTTGTTTATTTACGTTTCCTTTGTACATTACATAAGGTTCACCAGTCGCTTTTCTCTTTTGAAG